AACACGCAACATCTTTTGACGATAATAAAATTGTCAATGATATTTCTACACTTGCTTTAAGACAAGCTAGTGACCAAAACAAATCAGCTTATTCAACTGGTTCAAGTTCAGTAGATGTGTTTCAAGATAGCACAGGAATTGATACGACTACTAATATTTTAAGAAATGTTAATGAGTATGTATCATCAACTAGTCAATCAACAACAAATTATGGTGCAACAACAAATCTATTTAATGCTTCACCATTTACTAACAATGCTAGTTATGCTTCTAGTGCGGGTACGGCTTCAAATTTTTTTGATAGTGATGGAATAACAAGCAGTGGCGGTGGTGGAATGGGCGGTTACATAGGATTTCCTCAATATGCTCAAATAGATTTTGGTTCTGGTAATGCTTATGTAATAAATAAATATTCTATTTATGCAGGACACGACAATAATGGGCCTTATTTTGGTTCGCATACCATACAAGGTTCAAATGATGGTTCTAATTGGACAACATTAAGAAGTCATAGTGGTTCAAATGGATTATCTACTCCTGGTGGGTTTTTTTCTTATACTTTTACAAATACAACAGCTTATAGATATTACAAGTGTAACGTAACTGATAATGCAGGTGGTTATGCTAATGAAATTTCTTGGCACGAATTTGCAGGATTTAATACTAATGGAACAGATGTTATTACTAATGTTGTTTCAGCAACAGGAAACTTTACAGGCACAACAATAACTGCACCATCAAGTGTTTCATCAATGGGTGCTATTATTACTTACCAAGACCACGCAGGTACTAACACATTAAACACAGATATAATTTTACAATTATCAGCAGATGGTGGTTCTAATTATTCAACTGCAACATTAACTGCATTACCAGATTTTTCTACTGGTATTAAGATGGCTAAAGTAAATGACTTAGCTGTAACAGCAGGAACAAATTTAAAATACAAAATATCTTTAGCTAACCAAGCACAAGGTTCTAAAGAAGCTAGAATACGTGGTGTAGCATTACAATATTAACAACAACAAAGGAGTAAACTATGTTTGATAATTGGTTCAAGTCTTGGGAAGATATGTATTCTTACAAATCTTTTAAAAAGAATATGAATAATTTTAATCAAAAAGTTGTAGATTTCTGGAAAGATTTTTACAATGACGTTTTTTCTAAAATTAAGAAAGACGGAGAATAATGAGAAAAAGAAAGTCTAATGCTGTATCTGCTTATGCAAACCAATCAGTTGGCATCAGACTTTCATCTCACGAAAAACTTTGTGCTGAACGCATGAAAACGCTTATTAAATCTATTGACGAATTACGTAAAGAAGTAGCAGAACTAAAAGACTCGGTATCAAAAGGAAAAGGAATAGTAGCAGCATTAGTATTTATAGGATCTATTGCAACAGCTATTATTGGTTATTTTTCTTTTAAATGAAATTTTTCCTAACATTGTGGCTTTGTTCATTTTTAACAAATGAATGTACAGCTCCAATTCAATTTCCATTAGCATACAACAGTTGGAAGGAGTGCGTTGAAGACGCTTACAAAACAAGTATTTTAATCCTTGCAGATCAAGATCATAATAATGTAGAAGAATTTAGAATGGCTACAAAATTTATATGCAAGGATGATAATGTCGTTTAAAGGACATAGAGTAATAGTAATAGGTGATGCACACGATTCACCTCATATACCTCAAGATAGATTTAAATGGATTGGTCAATACATTAAACAATCTGAACCAGATTACATTATACAAATTGGTGATTGGGCATCATTTGATAGCTTAAGTTTTTTTCAAAAAAATTCTTCCCAAGCAGGAAAATTAAAAGATGCCTATATGGTAGATATAGAGTCTATGAGAAATTCTATAGATTTATTAGATAAGTATATTAACAATGATAGAATACCTAGGCACGTAACATTCGGTAATCACGAACAAAGAGTTTACAAGTTTGAAGAAAACATACCAGAGATAGCAGGTATGATGAAAAAAGAATTACACGATTCATTTGATAAACGTAATTGGAAACGATCTCCTTATGGAGCATTTAAAAATATAGCAGGTGTTTCATTTACACACTGCCCTCTTAACATTATGGGTAAAGAGTATGGTGGTAAAAACTGTGAAGTACAAGTAGCTAATGATGCTACTAATGATATTGTATTCGGACACACTCATAAATTTAGAGATTGGAAAGCTCCAAAAATAGGAGATAAAAATTATGTTCGTGTTGTGAACGTAGGTTGTGCGTTGCCTTTTAATCATATTGAAGATTATGCTAAAATGAATTTAACTGGATGGTCTTGGGGTATTGTAGAACTCGGCATCTGGGATAACCATATACAAGAAAGTCAATTTGTATCTATGGATAGATTAGAGAAACAATATGGATTATAGCAAATATAAAAATTTTACAGAAAAAGAATTTAATTGTTCTCATTGCGGTAAGAATGAAATGCAAGAAGTTGTTATTGATTTTCTTCAAGCGTGGAGAGATCATATAGGTGAGTCGGTAAAAATTAATTCTGGTTATAGATGCGGTGAACATAACAATGCTGTTAGCAGCACAGGTATTGATGGGCCACATACTACAGGATTAGCAATTGATATTTCTACTACACCACAATTACAATATAAACTAATTGACTTTGCATTACATTATGAACCTAAACCTACAGGTATAGGTATAGCAAAAACATTTACTCATCTTGATTGGTTAACAGTAGATATTAATCAAAAGTATGTAGTAAGACCTAACGTGTGGAAATATTAATATGTGGAATTTATTACCTACACTTCTTAAAACTGGAGTTGATGTATTCAACAATAGACAAGAATCAAAAAGATTAGAATCTTTAGCAGAACGTAATTATATGGAACGTGTCGCCAAAGGCGAAGTTGAATATCAAAAAGCTGTTATGGATAATAATAACCAAGGATGGAAAGATGAGCTAGTTCTTATCATTGTAGTTTTACCAATAATAGTTTTAGCTTGGAGTATATTTAGTGGAGATCCTCAAGCTAAAGAAAAATTAGATTTATTTTTTCAATATTTTAATAACTTCCCTGAATTTTACAAATGGTTAGTGTTAGGAATTTTTGGCAGCATATACGGACTTAAGCCTGGCATTGATATGTTAAGAAAAAATAAAATTGAAATCTTGTATTTACTTGACAGTGTTTGGTTGCGTATTATTAAATGATTGCAAATGCCAAAAAAAAAATCTTGGAAAAAAAATAATCAGATAGTAATAGATATTGGGCCTTGTAAACATTGTGGCAAGAATATGGTCAATACTGAAAGTTTTGTAGTTTTTGCAGATAAGAGCAAAGCTCACTATATATGCTACAAAAATGACCACGAAAAAGCCTCTGAGAAGCCTCAGGATTAACAAAATAGGCTTTTCCTATACCCAAGTACCCTTATAATAAGATGTTAAAATTTAGGGGGTCTATGACAATCTACCGCCATTTTCTACAAAGTGTTCAGATTCTAGCTCTGCTAATGCACCTTGTAATAAATCTATGGCAAATTTTCTATTATTATAACTAGCAGCAAGGCTCATAATGTTAGAAGCTAAAGCAACCTGTGCGGCATCAATACCCTTACCTCTTAAAAGATCTATTGTAACTGTATCTGCAATGTTATCATAGATAGTAACAACTTCATCATTGCTGACTTTTCTTTGTTTAAATATATCTCTTAAACTTAATATAGTTTTCATACTATAGAATCTAGTATGATATTCGGTATCGGTCACCTCACCGAAAAAAAAAGATAAGAGGTGGTATATAGTACTTTAATATAATCTTCACCTCTTATCTAATGATCTTAATCAGCAGCAGGACTTTAGCTTGAGATCAAATTAATAACTAGTATTTATCTCAATACAGGTTCTAGCTTACCTATTTCCCTAGAAGAAATTCTATAAGATTGTAAGCAAAGGCTTTTTTCTCATCCTAATTACCCCAGGAATAAATTTACTCTAGATTCTCTGGGTACACGAATTAGTCGTATCTAGATACCTTCGCTTACAATACACACAACATTGTAATCAATTTACAATTAGTAACTACTCAAAGGTGAGTTACGTTAACCTATTAAAATTGATCGTCAAAATCATTATCAGACTGTGTAGTCGTATTAGACGACTGTGTAGTCTTACTAGAAGATTTATCTCCAACCATTTTAATACTACCTGTGTATCGAGGTATAACTACCTCTGTCACAATTCTGTTATTGCCATTAAGGTCTTTATATTGTCTAGTTTCTAATTCACCTTCACAATATAATTGTGTACCTTTCTTAGCATACTTTTGCATATTCTCTGCAAGTCTTGGATCAAATACAACTACTTTATGCCAAGTAGTTTTTTCTGCCCAATTGCCTTGCTGATCTTTAAACTTTTTATTTGTAGCTAAAGATAAGTTTGCAAAAGCTTCTCCTTTTTTTGTTTCTTTGATCTCTGGATCAGCTCCAAGACGACCAACTAACATTACTTTATTTATCATTTTTTTAACTCCTTTGGGTTTATGATTTTAATGTTACTATCAAGTTTTTGTTTAGGTTTGTTTCTAATTTCATCAGGCATTTCGTCTTCTGAATAAACAAATCCGTGTAAGCCTAATAATTTTAAAACACATCTATCATAAGCACGTTTTTCTGCCATTGCATATGGATAAGCATTTTTAGTATTCTTTGGTGAAGACTCACCATAAGAAGTTACAAATATAGACTTACCATCTTTGGTTAATTCAGCAGTACATCTAACTACAACAATACCATTAGCAGAATCAGTTTCTATTTCTGTATAATGATATTTAATATCGTTTTCTGCACCTGCTTGTTCAATGTATCTATGATACATAACCCAAGTTCCGTGGCAATCCCACAGTGCTTTGTATTCACCTTGTTCATTCTTCTGATCAAGATTTAATTTTTTAAGTATAGCTAATGCTCTACTATCTATTGGTTTACCCATTTATACTCCTTTCGCTGTATATTGTTCATTAATATGACTTTTACTTACTACATAAACATAAGCAGTTCGACCACTACCATTCTTACGTTTATCTTTTCTTTCTATCTTACCTTGTTTATATAGTTCTGTTACTCTAGGTCTAACTGTAAAAGGACTCAAAGATAACAACTCTGACACTTCATCAGCAGTAGCTCCAAAGTTTCCTTTATTACATATTACGTCAAACACTTTTCTTCTAATAGTTTCTGCACCTTCTTTAATAAGTTCAGCAGCTTCTATTGAAGTATCAACTTGCTGACTCCCTGGTGAGTAAGGGTATAATTTGTCTTCCGTCATTGAACTCCTTTAGTTTAATATCAAAATTTTTAAACTCAACATAATCAGGTGGTGGTGTTTTAGTTTCTACTAAATGCCAAAACAAAACTTCAGCAGCTATTAACTGTTCTTGAAATTCTTTATCAGGCAGTACTTCAACCAAACCATATTTCATATTACCAAAAAATATTGATAAATACATTTTGTCTGCACCATAAACATAAAGATAATGTTGTAACTGTGCTTTATATTTATCGGCAGTTTTAACTTCATTACTAAAAGCATTTGTATGTTTACATTCTAACAATGCTTTTTTTTCATTAAGTACACCATCTATATTACAATACATAAAAGGATATTTTTTAGACTTAATAAAAACTTGTTCAGCTACAACTTTAATACCTGTTTGTTTTTCAAACCATCTAATATTAAAGTCTTCGGTATGAATACCCATTTGAACTGGTAAAATATCGGATAGATCTGCTGATTCTTTTTCTCCGATCTTTTCTAAATAAAGATCATACCATTCACCTTGGTATATTCTGGTAGCATCACTACCACCTATACCAGTTTTCCTATCAAAGTTTTCTTTCATATATACATTCCCCATTTTATATTTGTAAATAATACTCCAGGTGCATTACCTTCTTCATCAATAGATGGAATTAATACTTGTCCGTCGTGTAAATGTAATGCTAATACATTTGGAAATTCTTCTTTATTCCAATAAAATGGTTGAGATTGAAAAGTTACTTTAGTAATTAACTTATTAGTTAAATTTTTTATTGCAAACTCTTTTCTTTCATCCATTAAACACATTGGTTTTTTTTTCATATAATATTTTTACCTTTCTGTTATTAATGTAATAACCACTAATTGTTCTGCATTTTTTTATATATTTTTCTAAAATGCAATCCCATATTAGTAGCTTGTTGTTTTTTTGTTTTTTCCCATTCGGCTTTTTTCTTTGCATTAGATTGCCTCCTTAACTTATCTAATTCTTGT